TATTTTTTTAATTTTTGCATTTCATTTTGTGTGTCTATTAGTATTGCATCAAGCAAAGCGATCTCTTTTTCATCCATTTTTAAAAACTCTCTTGGTTGTATAAAGCCATAGTTGGCAATTACTCCTCTGTAGATGGATGTTAAGTAATCCCTTTGCTTTATTAGTTTTTTGCCTTAGCTCTTATATCTTCAAAGTCCTCATCAAATCCGTTAAATTTCATTATTCTGTCTGATAAGGCTGTTATTTCCCCGACTTTAAGCACTTTTGAAAGTCCTTGAGCAGGTGTATTTACTCCCAATTTTTGCAAAAACTCTGCAGATTTGAAATTCGGATATATCAAATGATTAATTATCACAAGCTCGCTGAATTTCATTGAGTCTTGTTTTAGCACGTTTCCTTTTTTGTCTCTTATGACACACACCTTTTGATACTTTTCAAGTTCATCTTTTGTCATAGAGCCTATTGTAAATTTAAAATCTTTCAATCTTTCGTTTAACACTATATCTTCAGTAAGATTTTCAACGCTATGTGTTGCCAAAAAGTCTTCAAGCGTCATTATATTTTCGCCTTGTAGCTCTTCTTTTTCAATTACTTCAGTATCTCTTGTCTCTTCCATGTTTTTCTCCTTTTTCTACTCTCTTCCAATGTTTGACGGTCTCTTGAACGCTTCAAGTTCGTCCCAGTCTCTAAAAGTAAATGTAGCATCTGTAGTAAGACCTTCATCCTTTGACTCATCAAGTTCTTGTAGTGTAATATCACCATCAGGAACAAGGTCATAATATACTTTGGACATAATGCCAAGTGATGTGCCTTTGTCATTATTGACACATTGACAATCAACTTTAGGGAATATGCCTGTTTTCTTGTATTTTTTCAAGATATCTGTCATTACTTGGACAAACCAATAATCTGCAGTGATAGATATTTTATTTTTAAAACCCTTGATTTTGCTTTGCTTGTTTCTTGTTCCGATTTGACCACGTTCAGACGTTTCAGGCGTGCTTGATGCCTTGAATTTTTGCGAGCCGTATAACGTAATTATTTCGCCGTCAACTACAAGCTGTATCTGTCCGTCTTTGCCGTTGACGAAATCCTCGGATCTTAAATACTCTCCCATTTCTCCCTCCTGTTTTTTTCATTAGAAAAGAGTCTTTAAATACTAATTAAACTGTATTTATAGACTCTTTAATTTATATTTCTTGTAATTCATATTCTATCTTTCAAACACTGTCATATATAGCTTTTTCATAGAGTCGGTAGGTTGGATATATACATCTACCTTGACTTCATCTTTTTTCTGTCCCATAGTGATAATTACATCATCTGCTGAAAAGTTTTGAATAGCTCTGATATTTTGCAGTTCGTAAAAATTCTTGAGTAATTGCAATTTAAAGACATCTCTGCCTTGCTTATCGTTGTTTTCTTTGCCGACAAAGTATTTTTCCCATATAAGACGTGTAGTGTTTCCAATTTCGTCAAATACTCTTATTACTCTGTTATTACCGAAGTCATCATCCTTTTCAGATGAATAGTCAGTAAAGGTATTTAGGTCGTCAAGCACTATTATTTCGCCATCCATCCTTTTTGTAAGCAGGAACCAACCATTTTTGATTTCTTGAACCAGGTCATCTTCTGCAATAAAATTTATTATTTCTGTTGCAGCTTCAATGATTTTAAAACAGTTGGATTGATTTATCTCCGCTCCGGCTGTCATGCCTGTAACTGTTGCAACGAACTCATGTGGCTTTATTTCTTCAATTTTTGTCTTATATCCTTGTTTTACAGAGATTATACCTTCAAAATTCGCTGAATTGTAGTTATATACTACAGCTTGTATCTTCTTGCCGGCATTATCCCTTTCATTTTGCACATAGGATTTTACAACACTTGGAAGTTTTGTATCTTCAGACGGTATTCCCATAGTGTTGAACTGATATTCTCTCATTGCTGATAGATAATCAGTATAGTTATTAGTCTTAACTGTGCCGTCTGTGCCGCCTTCGAGTATAATGCCTGCATGGATAGGTACAGCTCCTGTCCCTTCGAATTCAACAAAAGCATTTGCTTTTAATTCAGATATGTTGGCAACTGTCTGTTTATCTACAAGCTTTGTCTTGAAATATGTGGTTACATCAATATTTACATTATCTTTGTTTTTCTCTGTAACTATCTTTATTTCATTTCCAAAAACTCCTGGACATTTTGCTGTTATAGTCAAAGCTCCTTCGACCTTTTTTGCCTTTGCTCCGCCTGTGTCAATTCTATACACATAGAGCTTATAGCAGTGTTTTAGACATTCCCTCATCAGCTTTGCTTCGTCATCAAATGCAGTTACTCCTACCTTTGCCAGTGACTTGCCGTCCTCAAGGTCTGTAGACAGTAGCTTTATAACCTTGCCTTGTTCTCCCCATGATAGGGGTAGTGGCATTGTCGCTATACCTCTTGAGCCGACTATTGATGCCGGAGCAGGCACACTTTTGAAATTTATATATGCACCCGGAAGTGCTTTATTATATGTTAAAAACTTACCCCCTGCCATATCATTCTCCTTTCTTTTTTTCTTGTAATTTCAGCTTTTGCATTAGTTCTTGCTTGTTATCTCTGTAGTATCTGACTTTGAACGAAATAAAAAACATTAAAGTATTATCTTGAACTCTATAATTCATATCATATCCTTTAAGCTTCTTGTCTTTGACTTCTATAAACTCAAGGATATCATACAGCTTAAATGCTATATTTTGATATGTTTCATAGTCTGTAGTATAGTTTTTATCTTCTTTTTCGATGTATACAATCTGATAATTAACTTCGTTTTGATACAGATTGCCAACTTTTTTATCAAAACTGTTTTGTATCATATTAATAACAAATGCAGGACTTTTGATATTTTCAGCACGTTCATTGTAGATGCTCACATCTTTGAAATTTTGTTTTAATACGTTAGATAGTAGTCTGTCTATTTCAAGCATATGCACCTCCTACATATTAAAACTTGCAAACCAGGCTTCAAACTCTCTTTGAAACCTTTTTGGAATTTTCTTTTTCACGTCAATGATAGATAAAGAACACATAAACTGCCCATTTATCCATTTGTCATGGCTTTTATTCATATGACCGTACTCGACATATTTTGCATATTCAGTCTCATTTGATATAGTTACTTTTAGTACATCTCCATCTCTAACTACTTCACCTATAGTCCAAGAGCCTCTGAGCGTTCCAGTTTGTACAGGTGTGTTTCTCTTAGTTTTAGCAAGCACATCTAATGCTTGTTTTGTAAGAAATCTTCTTAGAAAAACTTCGAACTCATTACTTAGTCTTTCAAATTTATCTCTAAATGCAATGAACTGTGAATAATCAACACTCATATACTCACCTTCTCACTTAGAGTAAGCAGTATTTCACTATGAGAGGCAGGATATATAAAGCGCTCTCCTGCCTTATAATATTCATTCTTATTTTTTATATAGACTATATCAGACGGCTTTATATCTATCTCATCAGATACAAAAAGCATATGTTTCATAGTCAATGTATTTGTATTAGTGTCTTGATTTAGTGATGATATGTTTTTTTTCGAAAGTGAGCATTTGATATCTTCATAGACCTTTTGACGACTCTGCTTCATTAAGCCGTCATTATCCTCTACCTGGCTTATTCTGTATATGTCAGCAACATCAAAATACATCTTTGATAGTATCAGCCTTTCATTCATATCATCACCTCATCTTTACACGTCTAAAATTATTGAGCAGTCTTATTTCCTGTTCAATATAACCAACACTTTTCATAGTTGTTAGTATGTTAGACGTGTTAAACTCAATAGTTGTATCGCCACGCTTGATACTCTTTGTGTCTGATACTGCTATATCTTCAATGCCAAAATTATTTACTTTCAAATATTTTGTGCATATATCAACGATTATATTTTCAAGCTGTGACGGTAATTTGTCACTGCTTATATTAGTGTATATTCCGACCTCATCGACTATAAGATCAACAAGATATTTTAACTTGTCATCATTACTGTCAGTTTTTATATTTAGCAATAGCTTGATTTTTCTTAATATCTCATTTTTATTAATAAAAGTAGATGCCATATTAGCACCTACTTTTTATTAGCCTTGCCGGATTTTTTTCCGGCTTTATTTTCTTCATCTGTTTCATCAGCATTATCTTCAGATTGTTCTTTAGATATATCAGCATCTTGAGATATTTCATTTTCTGATGTTTCATTTGTAATATCAGCAGTAGACATATTACTATTTTCTAATTCATCGACAAGCTCATATCCTATAGATATAAGCTCATTTTTCCTTGCCTCACTGTCGGTTTCTATTGTTATATTCATATATTGAAGTTTATACATCTTACACCCTCCTTTTTAGTTTGAGCATGCTCTTATAAGGGATAATCTTTGTTTAGGTATCCAAATGTCGTGATATTTTCTATAGTCTATCTTCCAAGCATTGGCTTGTTGATTTTCCATAGGATTGAATATCCTTGTTAAATCTGTCTTTGATACGGCTATTGGAGCTTTCTTTGGTGTTATTATCCAGTTGATATCCTTAGCGTTTGTATCAGCTACAAAACCACCTGCTTCTTGTCCTGTAGTTTTTCCATCTTGTTTCTTGTACAAGGTTTTTAGTCTGTCACTTGGAACCTCTATGATTGGCAATCCGTCAAATTTTTTGATAGTAAGATCTATCTCACCTTGTTTGAAATTACCTATATCTATTCTTCTGCTGTTTTCAAGTGCATCAGATAAGATACCTGCCGTAATCGGTGACATTATAATCAAAAGTTGTAAATTACGTGGTATTTTATTTCTTATTGCTTGTATGTCAGCCTTAAGTTTTTCAAGTATTGTAGCCTTTGCTGGTGTATAACCTTCTGTTACAGTTCCACCTGCTTTTACAAGAGCAAACATCTTTGAATATCTGTAACTGTCAATCTCAGGCATTACATGCTCATCTTGAAATACTCCCATTACATTGCCGGCATTTGCGATAAAATTAGACTCATCTACATCCATTGCATCAAGATTAAATGACCTACCTCTGTCTTGTGTCATCTTGTAAGTTTCATAACTAAGTGTAACAGCTCCTCTTACAAAACCATTATCCCTATCATAGTCACCAAGACCTTGAGTAGATATGGTAGGTATCTTTACTTCATTACCACCTGAGTATTTTACCTGTCCGGCATTATCCTCCATCCATCCTGATGTTGCCCCTTCAATTATTTGTTGATCCAGTTCTTTTTGAAAAATTTTTGCATATTCCAATGTGTTTATAGCCATGTTATTTCTCCTTTATGTTTAAAAATATTAAAATTTACCTCTTAATGCATTAGCAAATTGTCCAGCAATATTATCACTTTTGCCTCCTGTATTGCTGATGTCTGGCGTCTTACCTTTTAGTCTTTCTTCTACCTGTGCTTGTACAGCTGAGTCAAACGCTGACTTTATAGCTGAAATATTATCAAGAGTGGCTTTTTCATCTGCTCCAATGACAAAACTCAAAAATGAGTTAGGCAACTTTTGCTCAGATAGTGCATTTAAAGCCTTTTCTTTGAGTATTCCAAGCTCTTTCTCCTTTTCAAGGCTTTCAATTCTGCTAAGTAGCTTTTGCTTTTCTTCAGCATCTTTTTCGTCTTTGCTAAGCTTTGACAGTCTTTTTTCTTCTTCAATA